GGAACAACTGGAACACTTGATGGTACACAAGTGCATAAGTTAGTTCTTGAAGGATTATTTGGTTCTGTGTATCAAGTAACTTCAACAAAAGAACTTATAGACAAAGAAGTTCTTGCTCAACTTTCAATTCAATGTTTATTGTTGAGATATCCAGAGTCAGATATTTTACAAATTAAAAGAGCAAAGTATCAAGAAGAAATAGAATGGTTGGTGTTAAATGACAAACGAAATGACTTTATATGCGATCTTGCTAATAGGATTCCTGGTAATGTTCTTGTTCTTTTTAATTATGTTGAAAAGCATGGAATACCGCTTTACAAATCAATTTCAGCAAAGAACAAAAAACAAGTATACCTCATCTGCGGAAAAACAGAAATCGAAGACCGAGAACAGATAAGAAAAATTGTAGATAAGAGTAATAACAGCGTTCTTGTTGCATCGTATGGAACATGCAGCACAGGAATCAATATTAAAAATATTCATGCAATTATATTTGCATCTCCTTCTAAATCAGTAATTCGTGTGTTACAATCTATAGGAAGAGGACTTAGAAAGTCTGACACTAAAGATAAAGTCACAGTATATGATATAGGTGACGATCTAAGTTGGAAGAGTTATCGTAATCATGCCTTGCGTCATCTGGATGAACGAACAAACATATATACTAATGAGAGTTTCCAGTTTGACAAGATTAAAATTAACTTAGGAGTTTAAATGAATCTGCAAATATTCAAACTAAGAAGTGGTGAAGAATTAATTTGTCAAGTTGTTGAAGAAACTAAAACAAAAATCAAAGTAATTAACCCTTTTATTTTTAAATCATCAACCATGTCAGATAAACATGGATCTTATGATATGACAGTTTTACGCGATTGGTTATCGCAAACAAATAACAAAACAGTAAGCATTCCAAAGAATCATATTGTCATGCAATATGAACCAAAAGATGATACTAAAAAGTTATATGAACTACAATTAGAATCAGAAAAGACTCTCGAAGAATCAATTGTTTCTGCTGACTCACAACAAAAAATGCCTACTCCAGCAGAAGAAAATATATTTCAAGACTTTCTAAATGCCATTTTACAAGATGCACAACAAGATGTAAACCCAGAGAATCCATGGGAACATATGCATGATTTTACACCCAAAGGGTTAAGTCCAAGAAAAAGAAGAAAAAAACAACCAGTTACTGAATATGAACCAGGTGAACTGGATAGACACGGCATATATGTTACTATGATGATTCCTTCTGAAGCAATCATGAATTTGATTACATCAGGACTATTAAGTCCTGATGATCTATTAAAGATGATCAAAGAAGTAAAGAAAAAGAATCGTTTTACTGGTGATGAAAAGAAGAGAAACGATTTTGGAAATAAATTCTCAGATTGGAATCCTGATCCAGGCTCAGATGAGTATAAATGAGCTTAACAGAATAGATTTCTTCTTTTAATCCACACAGAAATTATACACACACTTCAGGAATCTTGTCAAGGGGACAGCGTGAAATTTTTTAAAAAACTGTACAAACTCTTGCAAAGACAATTTGAAATGCTATACTTAGGTAATCATGAGTGAACCCGAAGACGAAAAAATAATACAACAAGAAATCAAGTCAGCAAAACATTACATAGACAATGAAAAATTTTGTAAATGTATGGTTGAGTGGAAGAAAAAAGTTAAAGAATATGAGGAGATGGGTGAAGAGAAGAAACCACCATTAACCGATTATATTGCTGAATGTTTTCTTAAGATTGCAGAACATCTTTCACATCGTCCCAATTTTATTAACTACCCATTCAGGGAAGATATGATTGGAGATGGTGTAGAAAATTGCATACTATATGCGCATAACTTTGATCCAGAAAAATCAGCAAACCCATTTTCTTATTTTACTCAAATAATTTATTATGCATTTTTGAGAAGAATAGAAAAAGAAAAGAAACAAGCATTTATTAAATATAAATGTTTGCAAATGAATGACTTTGATGGAAAGATTGTAGATTGGTTAAAATCACAACCTGATATTACATCTTATTCTGATTTCTTATCAAAGCATTTTTCTTTATCTGAAACTGATATAGAAAAATTAGAACCAAAAAAGAAAAGAAAGAAAAGAAGGAAGCGCAAGTGAAAATTGCTTTTATAAACGACACGCATTTTGGTGTTCGTAATGACTCACCGTTTTTTCTTAACCATATATTAAATTTTCTAGAGAATGAGTTTATTCCATATCTTATAGAAAATAAAATTGATACAATCATTCACCTTGGCGATTTTTTTGATCGAAGAAAGTATGTAAATTTTAATACACTTTCTTCGGTCAGAAAAAGATTCATTGAACCATTGATTGCTCATAACATTGACATGTATGTAACTCTTGGCAATCACGATACTTATTATCGAAATACCAATGAGATTAATTCTGTACAAGAACTTTTGTCAAGATATAATAATTTTACTATAGTAGACCATCCAATTCAAATTGAATTTGATCATTTGTGTATAGATGTTATTCCATGGATTACGAATGAAAATTTAGATTCTACTTTAGAGTTTATTGAACGCTCAGATTCGCTTATGCTTTGTGGACATCTCGAAATTGCAGGATTTCAAGTCATGAGCGGAGTTAAGCATACTCATGGATTAACACCAAAACAATTTGATAAATTTGAAATGGTTCTTTCTGGTCATTTTCATATAAAACAAAGCGAAGGAAATATATTTTATCTTGGTAGTCAATATCAGATGAATTTTGGAGATGTTAATTCAAAGAAAGGTTTTCATGTTCTAGACACAGAAACAAGAGAACTTAAGTTTATTGAGAATCAAAATGACATATTTCATGTATTTAATTATGATGATTCGAGTACAGACTCAGTAAAAGCAATAGCATCTTTTGTGTCTAAGAAAGATTTAAAAGGTGCATTTGTTAGAATTTTTGTTCGTAATAAAACAAAACAAACTATATTTGATAAATTTTTAGATGCCCTTTACGAAAAGGGAGTTCAAGACGTATCAATTGTTGATGACACTATGTGTTCTATTCAGACGAATGGTATTGAACTTTCCGAAGGAGAGGATACAATTAGCATTATAAATCGTGAAGTTGATGCAATTGAAAGAGACATAGACAAACTTAAAATAAAAAATATTATTAAAGATCTTTATATGGAAAGTATAAATTTATGATTCCAGAATATGATAACGAAAAACAAATAAAATTTGAATGGGATAAATTTAATCCCGAAAATGCTGATCTAGTTACTAATGAGAATGGAATGCCTGTTCGCAAGTCTCACAGTAATTATTTTGGAACCAGAATTCAAATTGGAGATAATAAATACGGATACACACATTTCAAACTGCTTACTCCACCTAAATGCTATGTCGCAAGATCAAAGATCAGCGAACATGGAGTTTTTGCAGCAAAAGATTTTTCGCCTGGTGATCTAATCGAAGAATCTAAAATGATATTTTTGGACACTACTGAAAATACAAGTAAAGATTGGATGCTGAATCGATATGCAATGACTCTTCCATGTGATTGTAATATCTGCAAAGCAAATGGAAAAACATTGTTTATTGCAAATGGAAATATAATGCTGTATAATCACTCAGATACTCCAAATGCTTTCTACTATATCGAAAAACCATTCAGACGAATTAAAGTAATTGCACTCACAAATATTAAAAAGGATGAAGAGATTACTTGGTATTATGGAGAAGATGCAGAGACTAAATTTAAGGATATTGTTAAGTATTATCCAAGACCTGATATTCCCGAAGGTATGCCCGCATATGCTCCAGAATATCACAACATAAAACCATGCCAATCGTGTCAAGAAACTAAAGAAAACGAAATTCAATTTAGATCAATGATTGTTCCAGAAAGAATCGTAGAATGATTAAATTTCAAAAAGTTAGATTTAAAAATTTTGGATCTTTTGGTAATAATTTTACCGAAATTCAATTGGACGTAAATAACACAACACTTATATGTGGTAACAACGGTAGTGGTAAATCTTTTGCGTTTTTAGATTCTATAACTTTTGCTTTGTTTGGTAAACCATTTAGAAAAATAAACATTCCTCAACTGGCAAATTCAATAAACAGTAAAAATTGCCTAGTAGAAATTTATTTTACAAAAGGTACAGATCAGTATTGTGTTAAGAGAGGAATCAATCCTCGTATATTTGAAATTTACAAAAATGACGACTTAGTAAATCAAGATGCAAAAAGTCTTGATTACCAAGACATACTTGAGCAACAAATTCTTAAGATGAATTACAAAACATTTACTCAAGTTGTAATTCTTGGAAGTTCTTCGTTTGTTCCTTTTATGCAATTATCAGCAGCAGACAGAAGATCTGTTATTGAAAATATTCTTGATATTAATATTTTTAGTGTAATGAATGTTGTTCTGAAAGGTAAAATTCTTTCGCTCAAAGAATCTGTAAAAGAATTAAACACCAAACTTGAAATTGAACGCAATAAAATAATTGTTCAGAAAAGTTATATTGCTACTCTTGA